AAGATAAAGCTGCATTAGAAGCATTAGCTAAAATTAAGGAAATTCCAATACCTAAAGAGGAAGATATTTTAGATGGACTAGAGTTATATATCAAAGATTCAATGTCAGTTGAATTTTATGATAAATTTCCAGATTTATATAATAAAGGAGACAGAGAAGGAGCAAGAGATTTATTACGTGATGTAACAGAAAAACTTAATAAGTTTTCTATAAAGAAAAATACCACATATTTTGAAAAAATATTTAAGGGGTTTGAAAAAAGACAGATAAGAAAAAAATCACAAAAACAAATATATGGTAATGAAAAGAAAAAAGCACTTTTCTATATAGATGATTTAGATTATGCTTGTGGAGGAATTGATGAAGGAGATACTGCACTATTTTTAGCTTTATCAGGAGTTGGAAAAACAAAATTATTGAGACATATTGGTGTAGGAAATGCTAGAGCTGGACATAAAGTACTTCATCTTCAGGCTGAGGGGACAAAAGAAGAATGTGAAGATGGATATGATGCTACCTGGACTGCTCAAAATTTAAATGATATTCAATTTGGAGATATAGATAAAAAAGACTTGAAAGAATTACTTAAAACAAGTGAACTTATTACTAGTCAAGGAGGAGATATTTATGTTGAAGCTTTTGAACAGTTTGGAACGGCTTCTCTTATAGATGTAAGAAATTTATTGATTGAATTTGAAAAAATACATGGAGAACCTCCATTTTTAACATTAATAGATTATTTTGAATTATTTGATCCAGGAGATGGTAAAACTTATGGAGTAGGTCAAGAACGTCAAAGAAGAGAAGCTTTAGCCAAAGGGTATAAAAATTTAGCAGTAGAACAAGGAACAAGAATAATTACTCCAACTCAAGCAGGAGTAAATAATATAAGTATTTCTGATTTAGCAGACCCTGATTTTGTAATGACAAGATTTGATATTTCAGAATTTAAAGGAGCATTACAACCATTTTCATTTTTCATTACTTTAAATCAAACACCAGATGAATATGATGATGGTATAATGAGGCTTTTTACAGATAAGATACGTAAACGAAAAGGAAATCAAATAATTACAATATGCCAAGCTTATCAATATGATAAATTTTATAGTAGAAAAAGAACTATGAGAGAAATACATGAAAAAGAAATATAAATCAAAAATCAAACAAAATGAAGAGAACAGAACTGAGAGTAGGAAATCTAATATTATTGGGACTATCTGAAATATTGGAGGTTAGGTCAATACATCCCCTTTGTATAATTGTCACGGATGCGAATAGGGAGATTCATTTTGATTCAGTTCGTCCCATCCCCCTTACAGAAGATTGGTTAGAGAAGTTTGGGTTTAAGAATACGGACGCAGGATGGTCTAACGGGACAAAAGCAAATTTACACAAAACGGTAAATGGAGGATATATGCTTCCGAGCTTTGGACACCATGATTTTGTAACAGAATTGAAATATGTTCACCAATTGCAAAATCTATACTTTGCTCTAACAGGTAAAGAGCTTGAAATAACAGTTAGTCACGAATCTTAATCTATATACCATGAAAGCAAGGGAATTACGTATAGGGAATTGGTTGAAATGGATTGGCAAAGAGATTCAAGTCAAAGGGCTTCATGATGAGTCTGTGTTTACTTCTGATAGCCATGAAGTAGAACAGGGCAGCGTTTATTTAGAGCCCATCTCCCTTGATGAATCTTGGTTGGAGAAATTCGGATTTGAGAAAGATATACTAGAGAGCGGTGTAGTAAAACACACTAAATATTTCAAAGGCAGAACCCAATGGGAAGGCGGATTAAAACTACATGATCACGGAACAGATTCATGGTTTCCAAGCATAGTTGAAGGGCATTCACATTACTGTGCATTAGGACATCTCGTTAAACACGTCCACCAACTTCAAAATCTATACTTTGTCTTGAGTGGTGAAGAACTTAAATTAAAAGAAAAAATTTAATTAATCCTAAAACTAAATAAAATGAAAATAAAAGTTATAAATAAATCGAAAAATGAACTTCCTAGGTATGAAAGTAAAGGCGCTGCATGTTTAGATTTGAAAGCTAATCTTGCTAACATTGTATATATTAATCCTGGTCAATCTTTAATTATACCAACGGGTATATCTGTTGAGATTCCTGAAGGATATGAAATACAAATTAGGTCTAAAAGTGGACTTGCTGCTAAGCATAGTGTAGCAGTTTTAAATTCTCCAGGGACTATTGATTCAGATTATAGAGGAGAAATTGGAGTTATTTTGGTAAATCATAATACAGTAACATTTAAGATTGAAACTGGTATGAAAATTGCTCAAATGGTACTTAAAGAAGTAGAACAAATCGAATGGGAAGAAGTTGATGAATTGTCAGAGACTGATAGAGGAGAAGGTGGTTACGGTTCAACTGGAAAATAGATTTTTTGAGAGTCTCTGAATTTTTGGAGACTCTCAAAAATTTTCTTATATTCGCATTAATCGCAAAACAGAATCGTAATTGTAGAAGATGATTGTAAATCAACAAGAGGTAATTACTTTATTCCATTTAAAAAAAAGTGGTCATCGTGGCTGGATGCTTGGTCACTGTCCTTATTGTGGAAAAGATGATCACATGGGAGTAATATTCGGCAAAACTCTATCTTCTTTTACTTGTAAAAAATGTGGAGTACATGGTACTTTATGGAAATTATTACAGAAAGTTAATCGTTTAGATTTACTGGATAAATTTAAGACAGTAAATAGAAATAATACTCTTGAAAAGAAAAAAATAACAGATGAAGTAGAACTAGATTTATTACTTCCAAGAAAATCTCCTCCAATAGGATTTAAACGTATTTTTTCTGATGAATATTTAGAAGGTAGAGGATTTACTTCAGAACAATTTAAATTATTGCCAATAGGTAGAACATTTATTGATTCTGAATTAAAAAACTATCTTATATTTTTAGTAGAAGAAGATGAAGAGTGTAAAGGATATATTGCAAGACATACTTTTTCAAAAGAAAAATTAGACAGTATTAATAAGGTTAGAAAAAGTAAAGGTTTACATAAGATATTAAGATACAGAAATTCCCCAGATACTGATTTTGGAAAAATGTTATATGGGTATAATGAAATAACAGAAGAAACATCAACAGTTATTTTGGTAGAAGGATTAACAGATAAAACAAATGTTGATATACAATTAGATCTTTATATTTCAGATATTATAAAATGTAATGCTTGTTTTGGAAAAAAAGTATCACCACATCAAATAAAAAAAATACAAGAAAAAAATATTGAGAATATTATATTATTGTTTGACCCTGATGCAATCAATGAAAGTAAGGAATATGCTCTTGAATTACACAAATATTTTAATGTAGAAGTAGGATGGTTAAAAGGGAGCAAAGATCCAGGTGATTTGAAGTTAGATGAAATATTAAATGTATTGGAAAATCTCGAAAATCCAGTAACATTTAGTAAAAGTAAGTTACAGAAAAAAGTATTGACATGAATGAAGAAAAGTCAAGGGATTTAACTATTTTTGAATATTTTGAGCAATTACAATTAGAGTATATTGTTGCTGAACTTAGAAAAAAAATTTATCCTTCATTAAAGGATAAAAATTACTATAGGAGAGTAATGCAACAAAAAGAGGCTAAAATTCAAGATATTGCTTTGAGAAACTCTCTGCCTTCTATATTTAGTGAAGGTAATGGCAAATATAAAAGAGAAAAATACCAAGAAATATATTATGAAAGAGGACTTCCAAATTTTTTATATCGGGATGAAATAATGAGGGATAAATTTGAAGAGTCAGATATAAATAACTATTATTATGAGGGGAGTGAAGTAAAAGTTTTTATTCCAAAAGATAAAGAAGAAGAGGAAGAAATTGTTATTGGAAGTATAAGTAGTGTTAATTTAGATGCTAAATTAGTAGAAGTAAAATTTGAAACTTCTTCTGGTCCAAAATATAAAAATTTTTCAATGGAAAATGTTACAAGAATTTTGTAAATTAAAAATTTTATCGTAAATTTGTATCGTAATTAAAATAAAAAAAATGGAAACTGAAAATATAAATGTTATAAATTCTAATCCTGATTTGGATTCAGACTCAACCTTAACTAAGAATCTACTTGGGTATGAGAGGACACAGGAAAAAGTACTTACTCCCTCCGCATTTGAAATGCCAACATATTTAATGAATCCACCTATCTCATTTTCAAATGAAGTTGCAAATAATAAATGGATGCAAGATGCATTGAATAGTGAAGTAGCAGAAGATACTTTAATAGATAAATCATTAGCAATGAGTCAATGGTTTGATATTTATAACTTTCTTGCTTCTGAAGCGTATGTTCAAGTACTTCCAACTCCTTCAGATAAAAATTTACAGGATTTAGTGTTTACAAGTAATCTTGGTTCTGTAATGGTTCATTTAAAAGATAAAAACACATTTATTCTTTCAAACTTTAATTCAGCTCCAAGAAAAGGAGAAGAACAGATAGGTCTTGATTATTTTAAACAATTAGGGTATAATATTTATCAGTCACCTTACTATTTTGAAGGAAATGCTGAATTAATTTGGTTAAAGGATAATATTTATATTGGAGGATATGGACAAAGGTCAGATATTCAAACATATCATTGGCTTGAAGAAAAATTTGATTGTAAAATTATCAAAGTCAATATGACAAATCCATATCTTTACCATTTAGATTGTAGTATCTTCAATTTAACACAAGAAGAGTTGTTAATTTGTACAGAGGCTTTTGAAAAAGAAGAGCTAAATGAAATAGAAAAACATACAAATTTAATTCCAGTAGAACCTGAATTAGCAGCTGCTGGTATTACTAATAGTGTTAGATTTCATAATACTATTCTTAATGCTTCAGATATTCATGACTTGAATCCTGCTAGTGATAAAGAAGATTATGAATTGGAAAGAGATAAAAATAGAGCATTAGAAGATATTGCTGTAGAATTAGGAATGGAAGTAACTCACTTTAATATTTCTGAATTTATGAAAGGTGGTGGATTGTTATCTTGTTTAGTATTGCCTTTAAATTGGGATTCTCACCAAATCGAATTAACTTAATCGTAAAGAATAATTGTCATGGCAAAAACGCTAAAAGAATGGTTAGCTACAGATGTAGCAAAAGTAAAAGATAAACCACCAAGATGGTTGTCTGAAAATTACTTTCACAGAGAACCAAATAGAAGTATAGTTATAGATAATGCTAAATTTGTATCTCCTGCGGATGGTGTTATTTTATTTCAAGAAAGAGTTAAGTCTATTAATGACCCAATTATAGAAGTAAAGGGAGTTAATTACAGTTTATTAGAAGCAACTCAAGGACATATTGAAGAGGATACTGAATTTATTTGTATAGGCATATTTATGACTTTTTATAGTCCTCATACAAATAGATTACCTTATTCAGGTTTTTTTAGAGAGGAAAAACTGATTCCAATGCAAAGTTATAATTTTCCTATGCTTTCAACAGAAAAAGACTTGTTAAAAGGTGTAGTTAATCCTAGGACATTAGCAACATTGGATTATCTAAAATATAATGAAGCTAAACTTGGAATTGTTTATGCTCCTAAACTTGGTCAACATTATTATATTGATAGAAGGGGAGATTACGATACTCACGTAATTTTGACTTATGTAGACCAAGGAGATACAATTAAACAGGGAGAAAAAATTGGCAAAATTACCTATGGAAGTCAGTGTAATCTTTATATTCCCTGTTCTAAGAAATATGATTTTGAATTCATACATGAAGTTGGTACAGTAGTTGAAGCAGGAGTAGATTCTATTATTAATATTATTCCTAAGAACGGTAGAGAAAATAAACATTTTAGAAATGGACAAGGATGATATTAGATGCAGATAAAATATTAGAATATATTACCACTAATGAAATGGGTAAAAAGGCTCAGGTTGGTTATGATTTGACTATTAAACATATTACTCGTATTAGAGGAGGTAAAATAGGAAAAGATGAAACAAAAATTGAAGAATATGAAGAAATAGATTCTAATAAAATAGATGGAGTTTGGTTGTTAACTTCGGGTAATGTTTATAGTTTGACCTTTCATCAGGGGATCAAGTTAGATAATAAACATTGTGCTTTTATTAGACATAGAAGTTCAGTTTTAAGATGTGGAGCTATAATAACGAGCGGTGTGTTCGACCCTTCATTCCAGTGTGATGAAATAGGGGCTACAATGTTTGTAAGTAATTTAATGAAAATAGAAGAAGGGGCCAGACTAGCTCAAATTTTGATTTTTGAGAATTATCATGCTGAATCTTATAAAGGACAATATCAAGGTGGTAAGGATAAAAAATAAATTATAATGGCAACTTTACTAGAAAATAAATCACTTAATTATAGTGATGTGAACCTTATTGCCCAACCAGGAGCTATATCTTCTAGAAAAGATATACCTATAGAAGGCCATAGAATTATTGTGTCTGGAATGACAAGTATAGTATGTCCTTTATTTATAGAAGCTATCGCTAATCTTCCTGAAGAAAAACAACCTACAATTCATATTCCAAGAGATATTCATTGGAAAGCAAATTTAGAAACTGCTCATAAATGTGAATTAAAAAATATTTTTGTTGGAGTAGGAATAAATACACCCGAAATAGAACAGGGGGCACTAAAATATGGTTTTAAAACTGTATTATTAGATGTTGCTAATGGTTATGCTCCTAATGTTAAGAAAAAAGTAAAAGAGTTAACTGATAAAGGATTTGAAGTAATAGTTGGTTCAGTACATACTAAAGAAGGACTTTATGATTTAGTAGAAGCAGGAGCTACAATAATTCGTAGTGGAATTGGACCAGGAAGTGCTTGTATTACTGCTGATTCAACTGGGTTTACAAGGAATACTTTTACAGAAATTATAGAATTGACAGATAATACTGGTGTACCTATTTTAGCTGATGGTGGATTTAAAAGTACAGCTGATATTATAAAAGCATTTTTAGCAGGAGCTAATTATATTATGTCAGGTAGAATATTTGTAGATGCAAGAGAAGCAAGACTCAGAATGGACAATTCTAATATTTATTATGGAATGGCTTCTGCTCTTGGTAAAGAGGTAATGGGTAAAGAAGTTGAACATATTGAAGGTAAACAAGAAGAATTACCTACAGAAAATGTTAGGGCTTTAAAACTTATTATTGACGATATATGGGGAGGGATTAGATCAGGAGTCTCTTACTCGGGATATTCAACATTAACCGATAGCATCGGTAATGGTGTATTTGAGGAAAAATAAATTTGGAATCCTCAAATTTTTTTCGTACGTTCGCGGGGTAAGATTAAATCGTAAAACTAAATCGTAAAACTATGAGCCACGCAGAAGGACAGATTGTTTGGCATAAAGCAATTGCTAAACAACCTGCAATTAAACAATTACATGGATTTTCTGGTATTAGGGATGAAGCAAGAAGTCTTCATTTTAGAAAGGTAAGTAGCAATGAATACTATATTAGATATACTTATTTGCAAGCTATCCTTACTAAAAGTCAGTTTGATAAATATATCAAACCAATGCTTGAAAATGGAGAATTAATTCCTGCAAGAAGGGAATTATCATTATCTTTAGAAGATAATTTTAAAAGGCAGATTCAGACCAAAATAGAAGAAGAAAAAGAAACAGCGAAAAAGAAAGCTGAAGCTGATGCTTACAATGCTTTATCTGATAAGGATAAAAAAGAGCACAATAAAATAACAGATGCTCAGAAATTGATTTCAACCCTTAAAACTAAAAGGGAGAAGATTATAGCTCTTCATCAATTAGGAAGTTATTCTAAAGGAGAAATCCAAATGATTACTGAATGTGATTTATCATATTTAGAAGAAGTTTACAATAAAGATATTTATAACGTAGTATCAGAATGAATGAGCATTTTATACAGTGGGTCGAGGATAATAAACTTGATGTAGAATGGGAAGGTAACGAACTCTCTTTTAATGAAAAAGAGGGTTTGTTACTTGAAGAACGTAGTAAGGTCTTTAGTGAAGATTTTACTCTTGTTGTTAATGATGAAGAAAAAACATTAGCAAAAGATAAGGACTATTATATATTTAATTTTGGAGGTAAATATTGGATTACTCCAACAGATGAAATAAAGAAACCAAAATTAAATCTATTTAAATATATAGGTAAAGTAGACCAAGAATTAGATATACCTTTTGTTCATTTAGGAGTGCATGGTAAATACGAATTATTAAATGGTTCAAGAGAGTATTCTGATTGGTGCGATAAAGCTAAATTTCTAGGTCAAGAAGCGTTAGGTATTTGCGAAAAAGATACTTTGGCAGGTATAATGAGGTTTCAGTTAGCTTGTGAAGAAGCTGACATAAAACCAATATTAGGAGAAACAATATCTGTTAAAAAAGCTGATGGTATAATTTATGATTTTAAAGCATTTGCTACATCAAAGGAAGGGTGGAGGAATTTGTTAAAGATAAACAAAGCTTTAAATATTACTTACACAGAAGAAGATGATGCTATTCCAGAACATGAATTTTTAGATTATGGAGCAGGATTAATTTGTATTATTCCTAATGAATACCCTTTGGAATTACATACTGCGACAAAATATAATAATCATTTTGAAAAAGCGTATTTTCAGATTGATACTGTAAGATGGTCAAATGCAAAATTTGATGAAAAGTATTTAAAGAACATTAAAAGATATTTTGACCAGTTTATGAAAAAATTGGAACCTATTCTTATTAATGATTCTTATTATTTGGATAAAGAAGATGCTCATATAAAGAAAATACTTAATAAATTGGGAAGTGTTAAATTTCAAAATGATTCAATTGATCAATATTATAAAAATTTAGATGATTCATTTTATATTTTAGAACCATTATTTAAAGAAACTGACGATAGATTATTGGATATATTTAAGAAAGCTGTTGACAATACTATTAAGTTAAATGAAAGTATTGATTTTAAGATAAAACTAGGAGAATTCCATTTACCTGAGTTTATTATGGAAGGGTTGGAAGATTATGATTGTGATACAAATGAAGATTTATTTATAAAACTAATTGAAGAAGGTTTAGATAGAAAAATAGAAGAGGGAAGAATAAATAAAAAAGAAGCATCTAAATATGTTGAGAGAATTGAAAAAGAGTATGAAATTATAGAGGAAGGTGGATTTATTGACTACTTTTTGATTTTATGGGATATAATTAGATGGTGTGAAACTCAAGATATATTAGTAGGACATGGTAGAGGTTCGGCAGCTGGGAGTTTGATATCTTATCTTATGAATATAACTAAAATTGATCCATTTGATTATAATTTATTATTTGAAAGATTTTTGAATGAAGGTAGAATTGGTAAAAGTTTACCTGATATTGATGTTGATTTTGAATCTTTAAGAAGAAAAGAAGTAGTTGAATATATAGAGCATAAATATGGGAAGGATTATGTTTGTAATGTTGGTACTTATACTAAATTGAAAATAAAATCAGGGATTAAAGACTTTGGAAGAATAAAAGGATTAAATTATAAAACAATTAATTTTTTAACAAATAGTTTATATTTTAAAGAGAATAAAGACGGAGATTGGGAAGAGATATTCTTTAATGCTCAGAAAAATAAATTGATGAAGGATTTTATTATGGAAAATCCAGGTCTAATTCATGATTTATATTTGATAATGAATCAACCAAAAGCTGCATCAATTCATCCTTGTGCTACTATTGTACTTCCAAAATATAAAAAGGAAACACTATATGATTGGATTCCATTAAAAACACATGATGGTTTATTAGTATCGGAATGGGAAGGTGAACAATTAGAAACTGCAGGTTTCTTAAAGGAAGATATATTAGGACTTCATCAATTAGATAAAATTAAACTTACTCTGAATTTAATTAAAGATCAGTTAAAAAAAGAAATTGATATTTATACTCTTCCAATAGACGACCAAAAAGTAATGCAACTATTTAGAGATGGGAGAAATGGAGATGTATTTCAATTTGGAAGTCCAGGGTTAACAGCTTATTCTAGAGAAGTAAAACCTGAAGGAATAGAGGAACTCATTGCAATGGTATCTTTATATCGTCCTGGTCCTAAAGAATCAGGTGCTCATTTTGATTATGTAAGTATAAGAAGGGGAAATAAAGAACCTGAATATGATTTTAATTTAAAAGAAGTAACAGAAAAAACTTACGGTTTATATATATATCAAGAACAAGTGATGGAAGCTGTAGCTCGTCTTGGAGGATTTGACCCTTCAGAAACGGATGATGTTAGGCGAGCAATGGGTAAGAAAAAGGAAGCAGTAATTAAACCTTATAAAATTCAATTTATTGAAGGTGCTATTAAACAAGGTTGTCCTAAAGAAGAAGCCGAAAAAATTTGGACCAAATTAGAGGTATTTAGTGGATATGGTTTCAATAGAAGTCACGCTGCTGCTTATTCTATGATTGGTTATGTATCTCAATATCTTAAATATTATTATCCAATTCAATTTTGGACTTCTGCATTACAATTTGCTAAGGAAGAAGAGGATATATTAAGATATATGTCTGAAATTAATAAGACAGAAGGCATAGAAATTGTACCTCCTGATATTAATAATTCTGAGATAGATCTTAAAACAGACCATGAAATAGGTAAAATATATTGGTCACTTTCTAAAATAAAATTCCTTGGAGAAGTGGGAATTGAAGCTTTATTAGAAGTTAGAAATGAGGGAGGGCATTTTTTCAATTTAGAAGAATTCTATAAACGAATTGAAAAAATGGAGCTTTTAGACAAGCTAAACAAAAGAATGGTTATCAATTTAATATTAAGTGGAGCATTTGATGAAATAGAAGAAATAACAGATATAACAGAAAGACTTGAGCTTATAAAGCAATTTCACAAAATGGCAGATACCGGGGATGAAATTAAAGTATCTGACAACGAAATGAAGCAGAAGTGGTGGTTTTTATTAAAACAAAAGGAAATTTCAGGCATAGGTACTTTTGATTTTACTAAAATGATTAAAGATAGTGAATATCTAAAGAAAGTACCTAAATGTTTGGATTTATCTTTACTTCAGGAAACAGAGAAAGGTAAAAAAATAAGTTTTGGAGGTATCATCAAAAATATACAAGAAAGATATACTCAAAAAGCTAGTGATTTTGCTACTGTAACAATAGATTCAAATAATGAAGAGATACCTATAACCTTTTGGAATCCAGAATGGGAGGAGCATAAAGATACTTTATTACAAGCTGAAAAAGAAGGTGGTATATTGTTAGCTACTGGTCAAGTTGTTGTTTACAGAGAACAAAAACAAATAGAAATATATTTAGTATCTAAAAGAGATACAATAGAAGTATTATTGGGGTCTAAATTAGATTCAATTACAAATAAAAAGGCTAATATAATTGTTCAAAAGGGTGATACTGTTGAATTGGAAGATGGAACTGTTGGAGTAATAATTAAATATTCTTCTAATGCAGACATCCGAATAGAGTCTGATGGTAAAGAAGTACAAACGTCTAAAGATAAAATTATTGAACTAGTAAAATCGAAGGAATAATGGCAAAAGATGATATAAAAGTAATAACTATCGGTAAAAAAACGGTAACGCTTAAAATTAAAGACTTGGATAATGATTTGGACGTAGATGAAATGCTCCAAATTGATTATGCAAATATATTAGGAGAAATATTAACATTTCCTGTATTGCTTAATAGATTGGGTATACTGTTAGCTGATGTTGAAAATGCTTTGAGAAGAGCTGAATTTGATTTAGCTATCACTAAGGAGGACTTGAAGAAAAAAAGAGCAATAGTTGAAACTAAAGCTTTTCATGCTTTAAGGGATGGTGATGAAAAAAAGAATATTAAACCTATTAATTCCCCAACAAAAGACCAAATTGGAAATTATGTTAGGACCAAGAATCCTGAACATCAAAAAGAAGAAGAAAAATACATAGAGGAGAAACGTAAATTATTGGATATCATTAGAGATAAAGATTATATTAATTCTTTTTATTGGTCTGCTAAATCTAAAGATGATAAGCTTAGTTTCAACTATTGCTCTTTTTTTCTTCAAGTCCTCCTTAGTGATAGCTAAATCAAATTCAGCTCTTCTCAAAGCATTTTCAACATCAGCTAACAGTATACCCAATCTATTA